TGCGAGGGAAAAAAATTTTTCGGATTTGGGGCCGTCTCCGACCCCTCCTCCTGGCTGCCTAGCGGTGGTGAAGGGCTAGCCTTGCGTTGACCACCTGCTCTTCGCGCTCTTCTAGCTTGCTGGTGAGTTCCTTGACTTGCTGCGATAGCTCATCGATGCGGTAGCACTTGGCGTTGATGTAGTCTTTAACCTCATCATCTAGCCAACTGATGTCGGTGCATCCTCGGGTTCTGTACAGCCTGCTTGGCTTTGCTTCGCGCTCTTCTAGCTTGCTGATTGCCTCCTCAATCGCTGCGTCGATGTCTCTGAGTTTCTGCATTTGCTGCCCGTAGAACTCAGCGCTTCCACAGTCTTCGATGGTTAAATCTTCGAGAAGTTTCTTGGCTTCGGCTAGCTTTTCCACGGTACTCATGATGCTGCCGCCTCAATCTTGGCAAGCTTCGCTTCTGACTCCGCCTTGTCTGCGATGATGCTATTAAGGCAATTGACCTCGTCCGGTTCCGCGTCTCTCTGCTCAATCGCCTCGTCTCGAAGTGCCTCGAATGCTCGTCGGTTGGCTGCGATGGTCTCTCGTCGTCGTCGTGCTTCTGATGCTTTCATTCTGCATGCTCCTGGTTGTGGTCTCGGGTGCTTGTGATTCCCGATGCCGGTTTACGCTCCCATCATCACGACGGTAGCGCACTCACCTGCGACCTAGCCTGCGGACTGGATTTGGTCGAGCATCGCGGCTTCGTTAATCTCCTCCTCTTGGGGGCTCATGCTGATGCGTGGGTCGTCGGTGTCGGTGAGTCCTTCGCCTCCGGTCATTGCTCCGAGTAACTCGTTGTCGTCGTCGGTGATGGTGTAGGAACCTGAGTCAAAGCGCTCCTGCTTGATTTTCGACTTACCGAGGATGGCTTCGGCGTCTGCGAGCATGATGGTGGTGTGGATTGAGCGCTTCTTGTTGCGGTCGGGGTTGGTGTACGACTTGCCGTTCTTCCCGAGTGCGGTGACGGTGGGGCAACCTGCTGCGATGAAACCGCTGTTGATGCGTCCGAAGTTGGCTCGCCCGAGTTGCTCAAGTTCCCATGGGTTGGTGTCTACTCCTGCGTCGATGCACTCTTGTGCGAACTTGTGGCGGGCGCGCTCGACAAGCGCCTTACCTCGGTTGATGTGTGGGTAGAGGCGCTCTTTGATGTTCTTGATTTTCTGCTCTCGCTGCTCCCGTACCATGCTGTCTGCCCATGCGAGTTCTGGGTCGTTCTTGAGCATGTCGACGAGGTCCCAAATCGAGTTGATGCTGACCTGCCGGGGGTAGTTTGGCCAATCAAAGAGTGACTCATTGAAGACCTGGTGGGCATGCTCAACCTTGATGAGCGCGACGAATACCTGCGGGTGACACTGTGCTCCCGCGTACCACGCCTTGCCGTCATTGCTGCCGGTGAAGGGGATGTTCTCGTCGTTGGATGTGAGCGCGTTGGCTATCTTCTCCGCGTGCTCGGTGTCGTGGATCTTGGCAAGGGGTTGGTCTGCCGCGGTGGGCATGTGGATGGTCTTGCCGATTTTCTTCTTGCTAGCCATGATAGGCTCCTTCTGTGTGCGCCACTATTGTGGCTTGGTATGCCCTAGCTGGGCCGTTGTTGGGTCGGTGTGTGTCCCGCTCCCTCTCTCATCTACTGGGTACAGTAGTATCGAGCGGATTGACGATCGTCCAAGAGAAAACGACAATAGTAAACGAATGAATGATAATGGCCGAGATTATAAAGGAAAGCCATGTGACCACCGATGCTCAATGCATCCCGCGTAGCGATGACTTCGGCCGGAGCGAGTAGCGGCGTATAGTCGTGTTCCGCGATGTACTCATCGTGGGCTATCTCGTGGTCCACGCGCCCCCGCGCCTAACGTTGCCAACATCGACAGTCTGGCAGCTCCCGCGGCTGAGCGTCCTGGGGGGATTCTCCTGGGGGGGTCATTAAAAGAATGACAGCTCTGCTGGCGTAACCTCCCGCGGCTGAGCGTTCTTCATCCCGCGTCTGAGCGTTCCCCCTCCCGCGTAGCGTAAACCCTCCCGCGTACAGCGTCTTCGTAAGTGGTAGTCTCGAGTCACTCGAGGCGGGTAGCTAGACAGTGGTTCTATGCTCACCTCCCGCGTAGCGTTTGCGCTGGTCAAGCGTAGCCACGCTTGCCGCCGGAGGCTCCCGCGTTAGCGTCCTTTTGTGGGTTGTTGGGGTTGTTTTGTGATGAATCACCAACCAGACAGCACGGGATTACGGGTACTTAGAGTTTCTGAAGGGGCGTTGTTCCGCTGGTGTGTCTAGCGTGGAGAGTGCGTGTGTCTTGGCTTCGTTGTCTGCTTTGTGTTCGAGGGTTGGGCGGGCTGCTGGGTTTCTGTGGGGTGCTGGGTGTGTCGTGTTAGTGTGTAGTTGGAGGGGTACCCCCCTCTTCAACTGAAGGCCTTCATAACCTAACACCCTCCATGAATTTTTAGCCAGTTTCAGTGTAGTGCAGTGCGTCATAGGCAGATCCCTTTAGAAGCACCCCCCCTCGGATTGACCTAGAGAAAGCCCGCAGGATTGGGTACCTGTATTGTGCATCAACGGTAAGCTACCTCCGTTGCCCTTGGCGGAATCCAACTGGGTAGGCTCTAAATGTCTAGGTTTTTCATCTAGTGCCGGAGGGCGACAAGGGTTGCGCGTCCGCCTAAAGGGTGACCGTAGTCACTGGCGTCTACTCCGTAGCTTGTGAGGGTAGTCCTATGTTAGCGACCCCTTGCCTTCATTGCAATCATTGGCGTACCATTTTCTTATGACAGAAGCAGCAGAGAGAAAGTCCCAGAAGAAGCGTAGTGCTGGAGCGTATTCAGTGCAGGGCAAGAAGGTGAAGGTCGTCCAGTCGAAAGACAAGCACAAGTTGTGGGATGACCTGTTTTCCATCACAGAGAGTCAGATCTCTGGCTTAAAACAGAAGATAGACATGGGAGGGGAGCTCGACCACCGAGAGATGCAAAAGCTCGACTCCTGTTACGCTGGAATGAAGAAGCTCTTAGAAATAGAAGCACAGCTCAAATCTGACGCTATTAGTTCAATGACTAATGAGGATTTGATGAAGATAGCTAGAAAAGTGCTCAGGGAAAAACCAAAGAATGATTCGCAAGATAAAGCCACTGGACCATGATTTCATCTACCACTCATGGCTCCACTCCGTAAAATGCCCGACTAAAGCAGTGACGGGTATGACCCGCTGCCTCATTGACGACCTAGTGCGTCAAGATGCCATTCAAGTCTGGTGTCCTGACGACGACCCAGACCATATCATCGGATGGATGGCCCATGGGACCCTAGAAGAGACTCCGCTCCTCCATTTCATCTTTGTGAAGAAGAACTTCCGTAAAAACGGGGTAGCTCGTGACCTTCTGAGGAAGATATACCCAGATGTGGGCAGTGCTATCTTCTGTACCTTCTGGTCATGGCATATGCAGAAACTGGGAGCTAAGGAGAAGTGGAATGCTCGTTATGTGGGGAATCTACTTCCTACTGTGATCTGGAAGATACTTGATGGAGAAAATAGTGTCCTCCAGTAAGAAGAGTGAGGCCCTGCCCTCTGTGACTCTTACGAGCCGAGAAGTGCTCGAGGCGCTCGCTATTCGTCTTGGCCAGAAGTCCACGGGGCCCAATGAGGCCCAAAGAAGACAAAGGAAGCGAAGTCATGTGCTCAACATTGAGAAGGCGCTCTTCAAGGAGCAAGTCGAGTTCGTCAAAGACCCTAGTCGCCGAAAAGCAGCTATCTGTAGTCGACGAAGCGGAAAGAGCTTTGCCGCAGGGCGTTACCTCGTCAAAGAGTGTCTCGATAACGAAAGCACCCTCTGCGTCTACATTGCCAGAACGAGGGAAGCAGCTAAGCGTATCCTTTGGACCTCACTGAAAGAGTTGAACCAGAAGTATCGCCTGGGGATTAAGTTCAACAATGCTGACCTCATAGCCACTTTTACGAATAACTCCCAGATCATATTCACTGGGGCCAATGATGCCTCGGATGTGGATAAGCTACGTGGTGCAGCCTTCTCCCTGGCCGTCCTCGATGAGGCTGCCTTCTTCAATATTGATTTGCAGGAGCTCGTGAACGAAGTATTGACCCCAGCCCTTCTGGATAAGGACGGCTCATTGGTCATGATCTCCACGCCTAACAGTGCCTGTACCGGGTTCTTTTTCGATATCACCGAGAAGGAGAAGTATAGTTTCTCAGTTCACCGGTGGACAGTGAAAGATAACCCGTACATGCGACATGCAGTCCGCGCTATCGAGGAAGATATTAAGAATGGGATCCTCCGACCAGGAGATCCATCCTTCAAACGAGAATACCTTGGCCTCTGGGTCAGAGACGACCAAGACATCGTCTATTCCTACGGTGAGCACAACCTGCTTCATGAAACCCCCGACAGTAATGAGTGGGAATACGTCATGGGTATCGACCTTGGGTATCACGATGCTACCGCCTTTGTGGTTGTCGGATGGTGCCCTGAATCACCCTACCTTTACATCGTAGATGAATACAAAGAGACCAAGATGCTCATCTCGGAGGTTGAAGAGAAGATTAAACGCTTCATGAATGACTACAACTTCACCTCAATCGTTATGGATACTGGTGGCGGTAGCTCCAAAATGCTTCTCGAATCCTTCAAACAGCGCTCTGGCCTTCCCCTCAAAGCTGCCAAAAAGACTGGAGACAAGGTCGGCATGATTAAACTCATGAACTCTGACCTGGCTTCGGCCCTTATCCGGGTAAAACCGGGCATGGGGCTGCTCAAAGAGTGGGATAAACTCCAATACAACAAGTCAAAGACCGCCGAAGACCGCAGATATGACAACCACCTCTCGGATGCTGCCCTCTATGCGTGGATGGAGAGCAAGCATTTCTTCTTCGAGGAGTCCAAAAAGCCCCCTGAATACGGGAGTGATGCATACTTCAAGCAGCTTGAGGATAAGATCGAGCAGAGATTACTTGAGGAACAGGATACAAATCAGTACGATAAGGAACTATGGGGCGAAGGGTATCAGGATACTGAGCTCTGGGCCAACTAGGAGGAAGCATAATGAGTGAAGCGCGCAGGAATGAATCTGCACCTAGCACTAAGAAGCTGAAGAGTATTCTGAAGCTGCTCAATGAGTATGGAGTATCTCACTACAAGGACTCAGAGGTTGAGATCGAACTAGTGGGCCTACCTCCGCAGATGGCTCAAACCATCTCCGAGGATTTCTCATTTGATCGGTACGACGAAGAAGCACCGAAGCCAGAGAAAGAGTCAAAAAGGAAACTTGAGTATGAGCCCGTGGATGACTTGGGTAATACGGATACTGATTACCTCTACTGGAGTGCTAACGAATGAGTTACGGCGTATTTGATGATACCTTCTGGTGGCTTGCTGATGAGGATAACATTCATCGGCAAATCAGTAAGTTTGTAACAGTGCTCAGGGATGAGCAGGATTCATACTACGCTGATAACGCGGTATTCGGTGGTCTCTATAATGGGGCACCTCCGCACGCTCGGTTCCTCCAGGGGTCCACCAATTACGCCTTGATGCGTCAGCCAAGACTAACATTCAATATTGTTCACTCCATCTGTCAGGCGGCTACGGCCAAGATTGCAAAACACCGTCCTGCGGTTAGTTTCCTGACAGATGGGGGCTCATTCTCCCAGAAGAGAAAGGCCCAGCTCTTCAACAAGTTCATCCAGGGTCAGTTCTATGACATGCGGATCTACCAGGTAGCTCAGCGAGCTTTCCTCGATTCCTGCATCTACGGGACTGGGGCTGTCAAAATCTTCGAGCAGTATGGGAAGATTAAGGCCGAGAGAACTCC